TATTGTTGTTTATGCGATTATTGAGTTTGTTTGTGTTTTTGTATGTAGGAACTCACTCACAAATTTTAGAAAAAAAAAAGAAAAGTATTTAAAGATTAGAGAATTAGAATAGCTGCACCGTTAGAGATGGGTTCAATCTCTCTCTAATTGGAAAAGCCTATCCATAGCCTAACCTTATATAATTATATAACCCCTTTCTTTCTTTGGTTCTTTCTTTCTTTTCCATAGGAAATGCTCATTTAGATACTAAAGTATCTATGTTTATATAAAGGTTAAATAATTAAATGATTCATGGTTAAGAAAATAACTTCACTAAACATTGATTCTGATGTTGTGGCTAAGGCTAAACACTACGGCTTCAATATGTCCGAGATTGCAGAAGAAGCTCTTAAGAAACAATGTGGAATTAAAAATATTGAAATTGATGAGAATGATAACACCTGTTTTTTTTGTGGAGAGAAATTTGAATTTGCAACAATAGACCACCCTGATAGAGGTTTAACTTTATTAGCTCCCGATGAAAAATGGATTTGTCACAACTGTTTAAAACTCAAAATAAAAAAAATGATATTTGGGAAAAATGCCTAATAAGAATTATATAAAAGGAAGAAATAAAGAATATGCAATCGTCAAGAAGAAACGAGAAGAAGGCTGCGAAATCGCCCAACGCACAGCAGGCTCACACTCACCTTTCGATGTCATTGCCATAAACCGAGAGAAAAAGACAATTTACTTAATTCAATCTAAACCGAATAACTTTTCCAAACTAAACACAAAAAGACTTCACGAATTAAACGATTGGCTCACAGATGAATTTCAAGTCATTTTCGAAGTTATTTAATGAAAGAAGAAAAACAGAGCGATTTATGGCACATGGCTTTTTTAATCCCGAATGAATTTCCAATCACACTCGAAGATTTAGACGAAATCTACTCACAGGAGGGAAAAGATGGAACTCGATGAGTGGCAAAAGAAGGTTTTAGAAACTGACGGAAATATATGTCTATGTTCAGGGCGACAAGTTGGGAAATCCACAGTTATTTCAATGAAGGCGGGGGAGTTCGCAGTAAAGAACGACAATAAAACAATAATGATTATCGCCTCAACAGAACGACAGGCTCTACTTCTATTTGAGAAAGTCCTTTCATACATCTTCATTAATTACAGAACATGGATTAAAAAGGGAAAAGATAGACCTACAAAACACACAATCCGCCTAACTAACGGCTCTGTCATTCACTGCCTTCCCACAGGAGACTCAGGTTATGGAATTAGAGGGTATACAATCGACGAACTCTACGCAGATGAAGCTCACTTCATTAAAGAAGAAGTTTGGGCTGCAGTAACTCCAATGCTCGCAACGACAGGAGGACACATCGTTCTACTTTCAACTCCATTCGGAACACAAGGTTATTTTTACAGATGTTTTCACGATAAGAATTTCCATTCATTTCACATTTCAACGGAAGAAGTCGCAGAGAAAAGAAAAGAACCTCAAAGAACGAGATTAAAGGAATTTCTCGCAGATGAAAAAGCGAGAATGACTAATCTTCAATATCAACAAGAATATCTCGGTTTATTCGTGGGCGGAATAATGAGACTTTTCCCCGATGAATTAATTAAGAGATGTTGTGTTTTAGACAAAGATTTAGACAACAAAAGAGGAAAAGAAAACTTTCTCGGGATTGATGTAGCTCGGCGTGGAGGAGATGAAACAGTTTTAGCCTCACTTATAAGAATAAACAAAGAAAGATTAAGAATGTTTGATTTAGATATTTCCTCAAATACATACCTCACAGAAACAACTAGGTTGATTCTGCACAAAGACAAGCAGGTGAACTATAAGAAAATTTACATAGATGATGGAGGTTTAGGCGTTGGTGTGTTTGACCCTCTTTTGGAACACCCTCAAACTAAAAGGAAAATCGTCGGAATAAATAACGCTTCTCGGAGCATTGATAAAGACAAGAAAAGAAAGAAACTCCTCAAAGAAGACCTATACACAAATCTTCTACATCTCATGGAAGATAAACTTATTTTACTTTTTGATGATGAATCAATTAAACAATCGCTTCGCTCAATGCAATTCGAATACTATAAGGGAAGCATAAAAATATATGGGAATTATTCCCATATTGCCGAAGCACTCATCCGAGCGGCATGGTGTATAAAAGACAAAACTTTAAATATTTACTTTTTCACTTAAAACAATGGCTGATGAAGGAACATTTTGTACAACGGCAGAAGTCGAAAGAAAGGCAGGGGCTAATTGCTCCGCAGTTTCTAAAGCAGAAGCATATGCCAACGACTATGTTAAGCAAGCAGAATCACTAATTAATGCAATTTGTAGATTTAATTTCACAGATGAATACACTGAATTAAACGCAGATGTGAAAATGATTCTTAAAGAAGTCGCGTCGAATTTAGCTGCGATTTATGTTATTTCCTACGACATGAGCGGATTTACAACAAGAGTAGAGGGCGAAGATATGATTAATGTTTTAAGAGATGGAGCGTTAAGAGGACTTTCATTACTAAAAGATAAAAAAACACAGGACTTTCTAAATGGCGCATGATTTTAAGAAATTCCCCGAACTATCAAGTGGACAGATGGGAATTTATTATTGGGATTCTCCACATAAACAAATAACGGAAAACTTCCACGCAACAGTCATAAGAGTTAAAGATGGAGATACCATCCAAGTAACAACAGATTTTAGAGACTTCGACTTTCCAATAAGATTTGCTAAAATAGCAGCACCCGAAAAACACGAAGAGGGAGGCCAAAGAGCGAAGAGTTGGCTCACAGAAGTTTTACTAGGCGAAGAAGTCGAAGTAGAAATCGACGCAGACAACAGGACGGGAAAATTTGGAAGAATACTCGGAGAAATAATCCACAATGGAATTAACATAAATTATCAATTAGTAGATTTAGGGTACTCGGAAGCATGGGATAAAAGACAGCCCGCACTTCTGCCCGAATTTGGAAGTCAAATCGCGGAGGGAAGATGGTTTTAAATTTCGGAGGAGTGCCAAACACTTTATTCCCACAGAGTAAAGCTGCGGGCGAAGGACTAGGCGGAGACGTAAAACAAAAAGTCATAATCGAAGCTGGCGCGGGAATCATACCAATCGGGGGAATTATAGCATGGTGTAAAAGTTTTTCAGGAGTGCCTTCTTTAGAAACTCAAGAATTACAAACTCTTTTCGTAGAATGTGATGGAAGCGTTTTAGACGACCCCGACAGCCCACTCGACGGACAAACAATTCCAGACCTTAACGGAGCAAACAACAGATTTTTAAGAGGAGATTCAACAAGTGGGGGAACGGGAGGAAACATAGTCGCAACAGCGAACGGAAATACAGGATACGAAAGCACACACACTCACGGAGTAGGTGCACATAACCATACAGGCTCAGTTTCGGGAACAACAGGCACAGACAGCGATTATGAAGGAGTGAATGACGACGGGGGGAAGCTAGTGGCAGACCACGGACACGACCATACTTTTTCAGATAGTTTCACCGTAAGCACAGACCCCGCCTTCGACACAGATGCAGGAACTTCACACAGACATAGTTTTTCAGATACTGTCTCAATAGTACCAAGATATTATGAGGTAGTTTGGTTAATGAGAGTAAAATAAAATGCCATCAACAAATATAAGCGCAGCAGTAGCAAGTGACTTAACTAATGCAATGACAGACTACTCAGTAGCGAGTAAGCAAACTGACGGAGAGACAGGGCACAAAATAGAGTACACAAACACAGACTTCGAACAAAATCTAGGTTATTATAAATCAATCCCCGAGTTAAGAGGAGTTATCGACGCCAAAGCAACATGGACGGTAGGAAAGGGATTTGAGGCGGACGAAGATTCGACACTCGTTTTAGATACAATAAAAGGATTTGGAAAAGACACATTTAACACAATTCTAGAAAACCTCATAAGAACTATGACAATCTCAGGAGACGCATTCGCAGAAATAATAAGAAACGAAGAATTAGAATTAATCAATTTTAAACCTTTAGACCCTTCAAAGATAAAAATAATTGCAGACAAAAAAGGAATTATTCAAGGATACGAACAAATTGGAAAAGGAAAGAATAGAGAATTAGACATAAATAAAATTTTTCACTTAACAAGAAACAGGGTGGCAGATGAAATTCATGGTGTTTCTTTAGTCGAGGCACTAGTAAAAATTATATTAATGAAAAATGAAGCGATGGACGACTACAAAAGAGTACTTCATAGAAACATAGACCCTATGATGATATTTCATTTAGACACCGACGACGATACAAAGATAGCAGCGTTTAAATCAAAAGTAGATGCAGCAAGGGGAAAAGGGGAAAATATGTATATTCCAAAAGACGCAGTAGTGCCTGAGATGTTATCTCTAGCTCCAAACTCTACACTAAACCCTTTAGCATGGATTCAATATTTAGACAATATGTTTTATGAAGTTGCAGGAGTACCAAAAATTATTCTAGGAGGGAGTGGAGAATTCACAGAGGCCTCCGCGAAGATAGCCTATTTAGCCTTCCAGCAAACAATCGAAGAAGACCAACTCTTCATCGAGGAACAAGTAGGTATGCAACTCGGAATAGAATTAAAATTAACTTTCCCAGCGTCGCTGGAAAATGAGATGTTAAGCGACAACGCGAAGGATTCAGAAAGTGGAGCGGCACAACCAAACGAAACAACCGCAGGAGTAGGACAATGAATAAGAAATTCTGTGAAATCGTAACCCCAAGAATTTTAATTAATAGTGGAATAGCAGGAGGATTGGTATTCTTCGGAGCTTTCATAAGTGGAGGAATAACCCTTCAAGGTTTATGCGGAGCTTTCGCAGGTGCTATGGTTGCCTTCTTAACACAGATTAAAGTTTCAATAGAAAATAAACCCAAAAGTAAATTAACAGGAGTATTCGCATTCATATAAAATGGCTTCAAAATCATTAGCTAGGAGAAAAGCAGCACAGCAAGAAAAACTTAGAAAGGCAAACGAAGGACACGAAGAAAGAAAAAAGGAAGAAAGAGAAGAGAAAAATACTTCTAAAACAATTATTAGTTTAGGGGGAAAGAAAGAGGGAAACACTATCAGAGCAAACGAGGAATACGAGAAAAAATATGGTAAAGTAGATTTACAAAATGAGAAACTCATTCAAAGAAGGCACTCTTCTGAGAGCGCACAAAAGACAGTAACCCAAGAAGAAAGAGAGAGTATGCCTAAATCAAAAGAGAGAGGAGTAATTTCAAGAGGAAGAGAGAAAGCAATGGAAAATCACCCTGCATTAACAAGAGGGTTAGAGACTTCGGCAAAAGTTTTAGGAGTTGCATTAGTTGGATTATTAACGTACGGAGTTGGAACAGGTGCAATCGGAGCAGGTGCAGGAGGAGCAGGAGCAGTTGCAACAACGAGGGCAGCAGCCCAAGCAGCAATAAATAAGGGTGCAACTTCGGGAGCAGCAAGGGCAACTTTAAAACTCACAACAGGACAAACAAAGAATATTTCAAGAGTAGCACAACTCTTCGGAAAAAGTGAAGAAGCAATCACGAAAGCAGTAACAAATAAACTTCTAGGAAAAAGTGTGGCTCAAATTGCAACGAAGATAAGTGCAAAGAACCTAGCTATAAAGGCGGGGAAATATGGAGCATTAGTAGCTGGCGCGGACGTTTTAACAGATTGGTATGCCCTAGACAATGTAATGAGCGGACAAAGATTCTACTTAAAAGATATTCGTGATGGAGTTGCCGACGGAACAATAAACAACGAGCAAGCGATGGAGATAATTGAACAATCAAAACAAATGCGAGACATGGCAAGAAAGAAAGTCAATATTTCCACAAGATTAAACCCTATACTATGGCCTTTTAGAAAGTTAATGATAAGCGGAGGAACTGCGGACGAGGCAGCAAGCAGTTTGATAGAACAAGAAATTAGAGACCTTGCTTCGGGAGAAATAGAAAATCCAAGAGACCAAGAACTCAGAGAGAGAGAAGAAGATTCACAATACTACGAAGAACAAGCAACAGCGAAGAGAGATACAGAACTCGCACAGAGAGAAGAAGATTCACAATATTACGCCGAGCAGGACGCAGCAAAAGAAGAAAAGGACAGAGCAGACACACTATTCTATGAAGCCATAAGGAAGAGAAATAAAGGCGAGCCTTTATCAGAAGAAGAAAAGAACGCGCTAATTGAAAGGGGTGCAAGTATAACATGAGTGAAGAAGATAACAAAGAAAAACTAGAGGCAGTAGTAACACGTTTAGAACAGGCAAACGCAAAGCAAGAAGAACTTCTAGAGAGAGAAGAAGAACTAAGAGCAAAAAAACTCCTAGGAGGAGAGAGCGAAGCTGGAACTCCAATCGAGACAAAAGAAGAGACGAATGGAGATTACACAAATAAGGTTATGGGGAACGAATGAAAGAAGATTTAAACCTCAAGATGGGAACTCCCGAAGAAGCTGAATGGAAAAGAATTAAAGAGAATCAAATTGAAACAATCAGGGGAAGCATGATAAATATGGCAGTAGCGAAGGAAGTTCTAGAGTTGGCAAGGAGAAAGATTGTAGAAGAAAAAGAGAAATTCAAGAATCTCTAATAACCGAAATATTTAAATACTTTAATTTTTATTAGTTAGCATGGCAAACGAAGCAATACTTATGTTCGAGACTGAATTACCAATTCCAATCAATGTCGCAGATGGTGCAGGCATTGAAAAAGGCACGGTTTTACAATTAGCTGATTTATTCGTTGGCTCTGCCTCAAGTGCAGCAGACCAAGCTTTCGGCGGAATCACAAAGATTGAGAAGATTGCAAACGATGGTAACACAAAGGTAGCAGCATACTTCGGCGGAGTGTTCAAGATGGTTGTTGGAGCAGCAGGTTGCACAGTTGGGTTTAATGTTTCTTTATCAGGTGCGAACCTTGTTGTCGATTCAGACGCAAACGACAACGACGAAGGTTTAGTTGTTGGTAAAGCATTAGAAACTGGAACAACTGGCGAAACAGTTTTAGTTTATGTAGGTAAATTTTAATGGCAGATACAAGCGGAGAACAAGACATAAGAGGCATTGATATTGATAAGTTGGCAAAAGGTTTCGCAGATTTAGAACCAAATCCGCTTATGAAGGCAATTAACACCGCAACAACTAACGCAAGGGAAATCCGTTGGTATCAAAAAACCTCGGGATTTTTAGATACTCCAGACACAACGGGGATAACTGCCACAGGAATTATTCATGTTGAAGGAGCTATGCCCCAGGTTATGGAACAATCGTGGACAAGGACCACTTCTTATATTAAAGAGTTCATGGTTGAATCTCCTTTAATCACAGACCAAGACATTAAAGATACTGATATTGATGTATTCGGAACTAATGTGAGAG